GCTGAAGAAATAGCTAAATTATTAGATGATGTTGCAGAGCCAACTGCTGTTTTAGCGCCAGCCGCAGAAACACTTGCGGCTGGTGAAATTGTTACTGAGGCGTCCTTGACTGCTCCATCAAAGCCGAATGTATGTTCGCCATATAGACTGTAGCCGTAGCCACCTCGGTAAACTGTCATTTAATTTACTCTAAAGTAATGTCTAAATCACCAGCAGGAACGCGGAATACGTCGCCAGTATCAATTGCTTTAGACGCAGACAAAGCCGCGTATGCAATTAAGTTTCCGCCTGTTGCCGCATCAAATACTCCAACGTGTGAAACTGTTCCATACGATGCAGTCGCAGTAGGGTACTCAACAGCGCCAGAATTTGTAGCTGTGTTACCAGATACAGTAAATGCAACTGACTGACGTGCATATGCTCCGCCAGATACTTCAGTACCACCACCACTATCATTTGGTGCGGATGTATATAATGCAACGTGCCATGCAGTAGGACGTGTAACCGAACCTGTTGTGAATATGTATTGCAATACTCTTGTTTCGAAATCGTTTGAAAAACTCATTTTAATATGCCCTTATTTTTAGACGACGACCAGAGCCGCCGTATTTAGTTTGATCGCTGACAGCGTTTATAGCGTCAACAGCGCTTTGATACAAAGCCGCCCAAGTAGTAATTCGAGCGTCTTCTTTTAAATATGGGGCTGAGTGTACCAAAGCTCCATACAAATAAGCATCTGGATATTCGCCCAGAAGCCAATTAGTTGTATTACTGTCAGATAATGCAGGGATCTTCTGATAGTAATATAATTCCGCATCGTAAACGCCATCTGGCGCTGGATGCACTTGTAACTCGCCAGCAGTCATTGCGTAGTATCTTGGATGGCCTGACACGTTGCCAGCTCTTCGCTGTCTGTCTAGCAATTCCGCTTGCGATATTAATTCTAATGGGTTTGTCTCGCCACTCGTAATATGAAAGCGGATAGGCTCTAGCATATCGGCTGGGATCGCGCTGTATTTTGTGTCAATCTCAGCAGTGGATCTTGTTTCCATTTTCCAGTGGCGCAACTTGCGATTTAAGTCAGCCTCGGCTAAACTTATGAATGTACTAGACACAGATGTAAGATCATCACGATTTAAAAAATCTGCGAGTGTCGTCTTTAATTCTGCGTATGTTGTTATTGGCATTACAATAATCCCATATTATTTTTTAAAGTTTGCTCGTCATTGTTTAACACATTGTAGCCTAATAAGCCAGAGCCGCCAACAAAGCCAAACTTTCGGGCTATGTCCAAAATATCATCATTGAAGACAACTGTATTTTTTGAACCCTGCTGTTTTATATTTGTTCCAAATCCCTTTTTGTTATAAGATTTAGCCAACTCCTCAGCCTCTTTTCTGGATCTAGCCAATAAAGGCTCAGTCTCATAAGGCACGCCCTTATGATCTAGCTTAACTTCAAATCCCATTCCTCTTGAGCCAGCATCTAAATACCTAATTCCCTTTATGCCCTGCTCATCAAGAATTTTAGATGCAAGTTTTCGACCAGCCGCCGCTTCTGGGCTGTTATAGTCTTGATAGCTGTTTGTAAAAATAGTTTGATTACTCTTATCTGTATTTCTTGAAACAATATCATTATAGGCGTCATACCCTGACGTTGATTTAAAGTCTCCTAAAAGTCCAGCAGGATTATCCCTGTAAAGCTCTTTTAATATCTGATCGCCGCCAGTAAGAATTTCCAACAAGCCTTTTTGAACATTTTGGCTTTGCTCGTCAATTGGTGCATCCCAATCAAGAAAATCCTCTTCATTCGCTCTAATCTTAACTTCATACATATTTCCTTGTGGTTTAAAATTAGGTTTAACAGTACCTTCAGCCCAATCTCGTACATCTTTACTTTCAATCATTTTTAAGGCGTCGTCAAAATTAGAAGTTAATTCTAATTGCTCTAAAAATCCTAATTTTTCGTAGGCAACTTCTGATGCTCTCCCAGCAGGCAGGCTATCTGCATAATTTGAAAACTCGCTGTAATAAGCAGATAAATCCTTATCGCCAATTTTAGCAGTTAAATCTTTAGACAATTGATCTCTATAATTTCTAGCTAATTTTTCTTCATCTGCAAAGTAAAGACCATCCCCATAGGCTTGAGCGCCCTCTCCAGTACCCATCTTGGAAATATCAAATTTATCAAAATCATGTGGGCTTCCATGATAAACTGTAAGTCCGCCGCCTTTAATTACCTTACTTTTATCTGTAGCTGATATTTTGTCTTGAAGAGAATTTTTTTCTAAATATGCATCCATATAATTATTATATGCATCTTTGTTGTTTGGATTTTTAATATGTATTCTTTTTAATTCTTTAACTTTAGTTTTTAATTTACTAAGGTCATTAATCATATCTGGTTTTGAAAGCCTAATATTACCACCAGACATGCCTAGCGCATTTGGATCAACTTCTATACGATCTGCCATATTAAGTAAGCCCTTGCCTACTTTCTTGAGTGCAGGAGAGGCCGCGTCACCAATAAGTGGTATTAGACCTAGTAAAGACGCGCCGCCCAAAACTGCAACTAATCCATAGTTAGGCTTTGGCTTTTGTAGCTCGTCGTATATTTCCTTAGCCGCCATAGCATCACCAATGATCGGCGTGGCTTCAGCTACAAACTTTGCGGCGTCCATTGGGGTAAAGCTCATTGGCTCTACTGCAAGTCGCTGGCCTTCATTTGCGTAGCCTGCGTAACTTTGTTGATCAAGCAGTCCCATCAAATATTCCATCTAGCATTTGTTGTATTCTAGGTGACATTTCCCTGCTAGGCGTTCTTGCTTCATTTGTTGCGTTATACAGCGCCATTAATTCAGACAGGCCATCTGGGTTAAGCATAACCCTCTTATAATCTTCTGGCTCGTTATTCATCTTATATTCCAGTAGCTCTATAAATCCCTGCTTGTTTGCAAGATTAGATCCTTGGATTATGCGAATTACTTCTGCTGGCAAAATCATGCTACGCACTATTTCCCCACCTGTACCATCTGCGCGTCTAGCTGTTGTGCCTTGTGGCATCTGATTAGGGAACGACGTGATGGGATCATTGCCAGCAAAATTGGCTTGGCCTAACGTGCCGTAGCTTGTCTTTTCTCCGATACGATCCATTGCGGATGTGCCATCCATATTGCTTAACAATCCGCCGCGATATTCAAACTCGTCATTAGGCGTCAGGAAATTAGCAACACGCTCTGCAAAGCTATTGCGTCTGGATCGCTTGCCCTCATCAAGTTGATTGAGGAAATTAAGTATGCCTCTATTTACCATAGCCGCCATTCAAGCACATACCTTTTGCCTTGCAGTTTGACTTGGTAGGACATCCCTTGCATGTTTTCATGGTAAAACCTTTTTGCTACATATTATGCGACCATATCACAATTCATCTATTGACGCCAGTATGTTACGCATTCTTTCTGAGAGCTTCCACTCGCCAGCTTTCCACCTCGCGGCGTGCTGTGCATCCTGCAAAGATAAACCGCGTTGCACATACTGCCTTATCCACTTAGCCATCAATAAATTTTTCATCTTAGGTGACAAATTTAAAAATTTTTTTTTCATGCAATTCCCTTTAAATTGCGCTTAATAGATTTATTCCAGTTATTATTATTGCCAGATAATGCAGTCGTCGCGTCCGATGCCATTGTCAGGCAGAGTGCATCTGCAAGGTCTGGCGACTTTAGGCCACGTTTTCGCATTGCGTCCTTACTTTCGGCTTTCATCTTGCCCGACGATGTAAAGCTATACCTAATGCTGGTTAACTCAGCTAAGAGCTGGTCATCCTTTGGTAACTTGCAGGATCTATCTTCGAGCCAGCCCTTTGTCTTAAACCACAGCTCGCTACGCAAATTCATGTAAGTCTTGCCCAGCGCTGGGGCTTCACCGACATTAACTCCACGCACTGGCAGGCCAAGCTCACGCAATCTATCGACAACACCGCCACCCACGCCAATACTATCGACCAGTATATCTGATGGCCTCATGCTGGGCTGTAATCCCTCATATTCTGCCATAACCCGACCCACAGTTTGCATGAGATCCAATCCCTGCCACGCATCAATATCTGTAACGACGTTGCCATATCTTTTGCAAAGCGCAGTTTTATCAGTACCAAATCTCGCCACGTCCAAGCCCCACACTGGCTTTATATCTGGCGTCATCTCAATATCACGATGTGTCGCGCTCTGGGCTAGGTGAAATGGTATGATCGTATCGTCATCAGCCAATGGAAATTCGCCAAGCACACGTATGCGAAATGCATTGCTTTCCTCGCCGTATCGCTCGCGCATTTCCTCGACAAACTCTTCCGATACAAGAGGGCTATCGATGCACGACCAGCGCCTAGTCCACCAGCTCTTTGATAATCTGGTTTGCGTTTCGTAAAATGTGCCAGAGGATCTCGTCGGGTTTGATAGCAGTAACGTGGTTGCGCTGTGACCAGACATTGACCCAGCCGCCGCTTCAAAAACTTTCTCAGGCACACCAGACGCCTCATCAACTACCAATAGAACATTCTCGGAATGCACACCAGCTAATGCCTCTGGCGTTTCTGCGCGTGACGTTCTGGCAGATATAAATGCCTCGGAAGCGGCTGACGTTAATTCCACACGATCTGATTTAGTGGTAATCAATTGCTGTAGATGAGGTGGCAACTCGTTAATCCATCGTTTTAGCTCGGCAAACAATGCGTCAAACAATTGGCTGGACGTGGGCGCTGTAACAACAACTTTATTAGGGAAACGCAGAAGCAAATACCAAAGCATCGCCCAAGATGCCGACGTTGATTTTCCTGTACCATGCCCAGACCTGACAGACATTTTACGCTCGCCAGATGCAATGGCATTGAGAAACTCTTCCTGATAATTATATGGCGTAGCGCCCAGCACCTCTTTGACAAATAGCACTGGATCGTCACGATAGCGCAGGACAAATTCTGTTAACGGGTTATCACTCATTTATACGCTCCTTTGCTATGTTAAAATAACTTTCGTCTAACTCGATGCCAATGAAGTCTCGGTTTAAGTTTTTAGCGGCTATACCTGTTGTACCAGAACCCATTGTGAAATCTAAAACAGTCTCGCCTTCATTGGTGTAGGTTTTGATTAGGTATTCCATTAGGGCGACAGGCTTTTGGGTTGGGTGGACTGTTTTCCCCTCGGACTTAAATTTTAAAATAGATTTTGGATAGCACTCAAACTCTTGAACTACGTCTTTGTGAGAAGGTCGCTTGCCCATTACTGTGTCTGAAGAACCTCCAGCTTTGCGTATTGTCGGGACTATTCTTCTTTTTAACCCCTGTGGATGATAGGCCATTCGATTAACAGACTGGCTGGCATGAACAGTTGTACCACCTGAGAACACAACTATGTCCTCGTGTTTCTTCATAGGCTTGTTTTTGGCGTGGATATGTCCAGTGGCTTTAGATTTCTCCCAAACCCAACAATATTTAAACATCTTAACATTTGACATAACTAGCGCGGAACTAAACGGCTGGCTTGCAGTAATAACAATCGCACCATTCTTCTTAGTGATACGCTTCAACTGCTCCCACATAAGTTCAAAAGGAATAACACTATCCCATTTACAAGCTGTAGTTCCATATGGTGGATCAGTCAAAACCATATCTACAGATCCATTAGGTATTTCCTTCATGCAATCTAAGCAATCACCCTGCATAAGATTAATCATCTGATACATCCTCATAATCTGCGTCAATCGTTTTGGCTTCGCGTTCCAGATCTTCTTTATGGATAGCCGCCAAGTCGGAATTAACTTTGCGTAGGGCGTCTAAATGCATATCGCCAACTGAGATATTCACGTTTGTCTGTGGCCTCGTGCCATATCTATCTTGGTTATAAGAGCTTGCCATAAACTTGCGCCACTGCACCTTCTCTCTCGTGGCGGCTATTTCACTGCTTGTCGAGCCGCCATCCAAATCATCTACCATTGTTAAGCCCTGCTCGACTAAAGCATCTGCGGCGTGGCGTCTGGCTTCGTTCATGGCCTTCTCATATTCTGGCACTTTATTCAGTGACGAGCCAAGATATTGTCTGGAACAGCCATATTCTACAGCCATTTTCGTCAAAGTATTGCCTGATGCGATTTGCTCAAACAGGTATTCAACTCCGCCTTTCTTCTCTACATCTGAAAGGATCTTCCTGCGTAATGCCTTGCCAGCCATTAATATTCTCCAATTTTTTTTAAATTTTACAATAGGTAAGCGCTATATTGCAAGGGGGTCTAGGGGGGTCACTCGTGTGTGTGAAAACATAGCAAACGCACCCCCCCTCTAGCTGTCACATGGGGGGGTCATAAATATCTAGTTTCGTATAAAATAAACAACGCATAGCTCAGATTGCCTGTATATTACTACAAAATAGCCTAAGCTATTGATATTGCTGTATATAATGCCAATTATGCCCTTAATGTCCGATAATGTATATTATGTTAACTTTCATAATAGTCGAAAGTGTTGACATAAGATTTGCGATTTGTTACGCGCTCGCGCCCCTGCGACGACGCATCGATGCCCTTTTCGTATAACAATGCTACCAATAATTAATGCAGTAATTTGCTTGTCTCCTCAGCATGTTGATCATGTAATTCAATGAGAGCCTCTGCTAATGACTGTATGACGATCTCAGCTCCAACTATATGTAATCGGTCAGTTATCCAATCGCATAGTAAGTCCAGCTCCTGATCATTCTCGTCAGTATTCCTGCAATGAAGATCTAATGTTAGTTTGATGTTAAAATCTGTCACGTCAATTAACCTTGTAATGTGACCGCGTAGCTAGGAAGAGGAGATGTGCTACGCGGTCTAGTCTAGTGGGAAACATGCTATAAATGCAAAAACAGCACGTTTGGAGGGAGGAGAACCCACTAGATACAGTATGCCTTATGAAAGGCGTTGTTTCAAGCCTATACAACCTCATTTCCCAGCTCGTGAGCCAGCGCAAGGTATCCGCACCCATCAATCGAGCTATCAGCGTGAGATCCGTTGCGTAACCTCGCAACCTTCAACAGCGCCATCATGTTTGCCACATCAAACGCCGTGACATCCCTGCCAAGATAAGCGCTCCACATTTGTGCTATACATCCAAAGTTATCAGTCGCACTTCCGTACTGCCTCGCCCTATCACCATTAATCAGTTGATCAGCTCTGCCAAGCACCTCTGATCTCGTCATACTCTCATCACTCATATGTCTATCTCCTGTTTTGACATCGTTACCTTCGCTCGTCTCCTCGCTTGCCTGCAAGACCCACTTCGCCATACCTTTGTTCCTTTTTACTTAACCCCGATTTTACCCTACTATTATTTACCTCTTATTATATTATACCTGAAGGTATAATAATATAATAATAGGTTTGGTACGACCTATTATTAATGATTAATAGGATATGCTCTAAGTCATTGATATTGTTATTATTAATGCCAATTAATAGGTAATTAATAGGTGTCATTTTACTTCACTTTACCAAAACTATCAGTGAACCAGATATATCCCTCATTTTGCACTATATGACCGCCACTTAGTAGGCCATTATAAGCCTGTTTGTATGTGCTGGTTGGATTGCTTGCTGATACTTTGCCCATGAAGTGAGCCTTAATTTCTTCCTCATGTATACACCAGAATGTATTTGGCTCAGGCCAGCCAACGCCAGCAGGATTAGATTTACCTATTCCTTCGCCTCTAAGTTGCTGGAAGCACGTCTTAAATAAGATCTGTTGCTTGCCTTTAATAGCTTTCTTTTTGGCGTCTTCAATATCACCCTCACTAGCTGGAATGATGACGCAAGTTGTAACTGGATCACCATCCATATCATTGCCCAGCTCGATCACCTTCAGCTTAAAGTAAAACTTCTTTCCGCCTTCCAGATCTCTTTGCTTGGTAGCCAATGCAGTTCGCAGACCTGTCGCCTCGTCATAACTCAGCTCTATCTCAGTTTCCACAGCCGCACGCAATGAGCTGTGACCACGAGCCTTTGCTTCCAGATTTTTACCTGAGTGATGCACCAGCATAAGATGAGCGCTCGTTGTAGCCCTGATCTTATCCACAGCAGAAATCACAGCAGTTGCACTTGCAGGAGAATTTTCATCGCCAGCAGGCATTGATCGAGATAACGTATCCACGACAATCATTGCAATGTCGCCGTGTATCCTTTTAATTTCTTCGCATAGATCAACGATCTTATTCACGTCAACTTCACCATCCAGCAAATTGAGTGGCAATGGCCTCACAGCCAGCTTCACATCCTTATGCTCTGGATATTGCTGTTTAAGCGCCACGATACGATTATGCGTGGTTGTGCCGCCTTCGAGAGCCAAGAATAACACCACGCCACCCTTAACTTTGTTTCCATGCCAATCTTGGCTCGCTGATACATGCCAAGCAATGTCCTGCACGAAAAACGATTTACCAACATTAGATGCGCCATACACCATCGACAATTGCCCCTGACCAAACCAGCCCTTCACTAAATAGCTCCTGTCGAGCTGTGCAACTGCATCATTAGGAAAGAACACCTGATCAAGCAGGCTCTTAATTTCCAGAGCCTTTGCCGTAGCCTCTTTGCCACGATTGACCCACATATCAGAGAAATCCCATCCTTCGACATCAGGCACAACAGATTGCACATTATGATCATTGACGCACTTCTCAAGGGCTTTCATGCCTGCCTCGTCGTTATCACCAGCCACAACAATGCGTAAATTTGGGCGTGCTTCGAAAAGCTCACCTATCACAGCAGTTAAATTACCAGCCGATAATGCAAACACTGTTGGCCTGCCTGTCGCCATATTAACTGACATTGCAGTTGCCCAGCCCTCACAGACATAAACCAGATCGTCTAATTTGCCGCCAATAACGCTGAAATTACCAGTTACAGGCATACCAGTAGAAAATTTCTTTGATCCTGCTGGATCAATATTCTGGACGCCAACACGTTTGCCCTGAGCATTTATCACTGGGATAACCAGCAAGTCGCCATTTATATTGGCATTACCAAGCCCGATCTTTTTCTTGATCAGATATGGATGCGTCGCCTCTGGCTCTGGCTCAGGCCAGCTTATTGTATATTTTTTCGTCACTGGCTTCTCATTTTCATCAGGCCACAACCTCTGGTTTCTCAGCGCGTCCTTTATGCCAGCAAAATCTGAGCATTTACGACAGCTCACCATCACGCAGTTCTGAGCATCTTCCTTGATCCAGAACCGATCTACACCTTGGCATACAGGACAAGCTCCATGATATTCGCCAATGGCAGTCTTTTTCAATGATAATGCACTTATAATTTTACTTGAATATTGATCCCAGTTTGCATTTGGAAATTTTGTATTTTGCATTTTATCCCTTCCTCAATTTTTGTTTACGTTAGACAAAACCTCGATCAGTTCTGTCTAACGCTGTGATTATTTTAAAATGGAATGTCATCTTCCAGATCATTTGATGGTGTAGGTGTGGCTGGTGGTAATCCAAATGGATCTTGCTCCACACCATTTATTGGCGTTGCACCACCAGAAAATCCGCCTGCAACTTCAGTAAATGGATCATCTGCTTCCTGCTTTTCAGCCAGCTCTAACACTTGCACTGCTCGTAATCTCAGAGATATTCCATTGATCGTTCCAGTGTTGTATGGCACGACTGTAACTGCGATGTTTACAGTTGACCCTGATGTCAACTCAAATCCATCAGGTAATTTTTTGCGTGATGCATCGACCTGACGTGGTGGGTTTGTGGCTTCGCCAGAGTAAGCGCCTTTTAGTTTAGCCTTACCAATCCAATCGCCCTGCTTTGCGTCATCACGCTTGTATGGCAAACTTAATGGTTGCTCAGGCCACTTGCGTTTACTTGTCTCTAACGCCGCCGCATTTTTATATGACTGCATACAAATTGCGTTCAGCTCTTTGCACTGCTCACCTGTAAGGTTAAACGACATCTCGTAAGCCGCCCCCTCATCTTTTGGATCGCACTTGACTGATTTGTAATCTTCCTGATCAAATCTGTATGTAGCGTTTAGTCTTGGATATAGCGCTTTCACGCCGTTTATTATATGTTGCATTTGGCAACTCCTTTTTGTTTTACGCAGTACCCCTGCGCTGGGATTAGTTTATAAGCCGTGATCTTCATCAAGATAAGCTGGAAGATTAATTGTATCCAGATCAGGCCAGCCAGTATCAAAAGTGTTTGTATCTTGTGCCACTTTGATTTTTCGCAATGTCTTGAACATCTCTGCCTCGGCGTACTTATTATATTTATCTGACATCTCATAGCAGGCTGTAGCGTATGAGCCTTTTTCAGTAGCAATAAATATAAAGTTTGTAGTCTCAATTTTACATAGCTTTAAGATGTACCTGTATACGCAACTTTGGAGATCATAACGGAAATTTCTTACAGCCTTATCAAATCCACGATAGGATGCGTCTAAACATGACTTTAGGTCTATTACTATGCCAGCCTCTTTTAAAAGCCCATCGGGGCGGCATTTTAGCTCAAGCCCTGTTTCTGGGCATTCAGCTATAAAGCTGTATTCAGCCAGCAGATCTTCATTGGTTAATAAATTTCTAGCCATTTTGTTTTGCAGGCAACCATCGACCATTTTTTGACACTGCTCGTATTCACCTGTTGGTAGCAATATCTGATCATCACCTAAAAAATCTTCCTGCTCTTTCCAAGCCTTACTACCACGCCGTGATAGTTCTGAGTTAATCACAAGGTTTTTCTCTGGCTCTAACAGCATAGCGTGAAACGCAGACCCTAAGATCATGGCTGGCGTAGAATTAAACTTAGCATTCTTCCAGTGGTACAATGATGACGTTGCGACTGTCTTCACAGCGCTTGACGAGATTGCAGGCAGTTCGTGGTATGCCTTGTTTGACAGCTCTTCGCTGGGTATTATCTGCATTTGTATTCTCCTTTGTTAAAATATTAGTTTGTTTAATACGTTTATAATTATTGACCAAAGAAAAATTGAAAATCCAATTATAAATATAAAATAAAGTATTCCGTAAATATAACTTTTCATAATTTTTCCCTAATTTACTTGTTTAAAACTTCTGCGCCATATAGCGCAATGAGTGCCGCTTC